CAAGCGAGGAACTTCATAACAAACAAATTGATTGAGTTGGCCGACAGTGGCGACCCGAAGATCGAGATCAAGGCGCTGGAGTTGCTGGGCAAGCACTCAGACATCGGGCTCTTTACCGAGCGCAGCGAGATCACAATCAACCACACCACGTCCACTGCGCTGGAGAACTCTATTAAAGAGAGAGTCAAACGCCTGCTCAACAGCGACATAACAGACATAACCCCCCTGGACGACTTGGATGCGCAGTTGGGGCCGACCAAACCCATTGAAGCGTTCGAGGAAGTGAAGCAAGAAGAATGTACCCCGGAATCCGAGGTAGAGAACAATGAGTGAAATCTCCCTCAAGGACATTGAAGCCCTGATCGACAGTGGCAAGTTGTCTGAGTCGGACATGAGGGTACTGGAAGCCCAGTTGACCAAGCTGGAGAAGCTCAAAGATCGGGAACTTTCACAGGAAAAGTTCATCAAGTTCGTGGAAAGGGTCTGGCCGACCTTCATTTCGGGCGCTCATCACAAGAGAATGGCCAATGCGTTCGAGAGAGTGGCCTCTGGAGAGTGCAAACGGCTCATCATCAACATGCCGCCCCGGCATACCAAGTCAGAATTTGCGTCATATCTGCTCCCGGCTTGGTTTTTGGGCAAATTTCCACACAAAAAAGTGATTCAGGCGTCCCACACAGCCGAATTGGCCACGGGATTTGGTCGAAAAGTGCGAAATTTGGTGGATACGGAGCTTTATCACGAGATTTTTCCTGATTTGACGCTCCAACAGGACTCAAAAGCAGCCGGGCGGTGGAACACCAGCAAGGGCGGTGACTATTTTGCCATTGGTGTGGGCGGTGCGGTGACAGGTAAGGGCGCTGATGTGCTCATTATTGACGATCCGCACTCAGAACAAGAGGCGGCGATGGCCGCAAGCAACCCCGATGTGTATGACAAGGTGTATGAGTGGTACACGTCAGGTCCGCGTCAGCGTTTGCAGCCGGGTGGGGCTATTGTTATAGTTATGACGCGCTGGGCACAGCGAGATTTGACTGGCCAAGTGCTCAAAGCCGCCGCTGCGCGGGGTGGTGAAGAGTGGGAGGTGATTGAGTTTCCCGCCATTATGCCTTCGGGTAATCCCCTATGGCCACAGTTCTGGAGTCTGGACGAGTTGTCCGCACTCAAGGAAGAACTGCCTAATAGTAAGTGGCAGGCTCAGTACCAGCAGAACCCAGTAGGTAACGAGTCAGCTATTGTGAAGCGGGATTGGTGGCAGTGGTGGGAGGAGGAAGACCCACCCCAGTGCGACTACATCCTTCAGACTTGGGACACGGCCTTTGAGAAGAACCAGCGGGCCGACTTCTCAGCCGGGACGACGTGGGGTGTGTTCAACCATAAGGCTGACGGCAACAGACCCAACATCATCTTGCTCAATACGTACAAGAAGCGCGTCGAGTGGGTGGAGTTGAAACGCGACGTGCTACGAGAGTACAACGAGTTCGAGCCCGATGGCCTGCTCATTGAGAAGAAGGCGACAGGTGCGCCGCTGATCTACGAACTCCGGGCGATGGGCATACCTGTGCAAGAGTACACGCCTAGTAAGGGGCAGGACAAGATTGCCCGTTTGAACTCGGTAAGCGATATCATCGCATCAGGAAAAGTATGGGTGCCCAAGACAAGATGGGCAGAAGAGTTAGTAGACGAGATCGCGGCGTTTCCGTCAGGCGAGCACGATGACTTGGTGGACGCAACGACTCTGGCACTTATGCGGTTCAGGCAGGGTGGGTTCCTCCGTCTCCCGATTGACGAGCCCGAAGATATTCAATGGTTCAAAAGTCCGCGCAGAGAGCGGTTCTACACAGTGTAAGGACACATCATGGCCACAGGTTCAATTGACAAAGGTTTGTATGCAGCCCCCTTGGGTCTTGAAGATTTTCCCGAGCCCGATCTGGAGATCGAGATTGAAGACCCCGAGTCCGTAACTCTTGACATGGGCGACGTTGAAATTCAACTCAGGCCCGAGAAGGAAACCGCTGATACCTTTGACGCCAACTTGGCCGAGTACATGGACGACAGCGACTTGCAGTCTTTGGGCGAGGATTTGATTGAAGACTTTGGCAAGGATATCAACGACCGCAAGGACTGGATGCAGACCTATGTAGATGGTCTAAAACTGCTGGGCCTGAAGTACGAGGACCGCACCGAGCCGTGGCAAGGGGCGTGTGGTGTGTTCCACCCCATGCTGACTGAGAGCGTGGTTAGGTTCCAGAGCGAGGGTATCACCGAGACGTTCCCAGCCGCTGGGCCTGTGAAGACTGTCATTCTGGGCAAAGACACTCCCGAGGTGGAGGAGGCGGCAGCGCGAGTTCGTGAAGACATGAACTATCAGTTGACCGACGTGATGTATGAGTACCGCCCCGAGCACGAGAAGATGCTTTGGAACTTGCCCATTGCGGGCAGTGCGTTCAAGAAGGTCTACTACGACCCAAGCAAGGGACGCCAGATGGCGGTGTTTATCCCCGCTGAAGACATCGTTGTGCCCTACGGCGCGAGTAACTTGGAGACTGCCGAGCGGGTCACGCACGTCATGCGTAAGACCAAGAACGAGGTGGCCAAGCTGATTGAGGCTGGGTTCTACATGGACGTGGACCTGGGCGACCCCACGTATGAGTTGGACGACATTGAGAAGCAGAAGGCCGAGGAGACTGGCATGTCTGCGATCCAAGACGACCGCTATCGCATCCTTGAGATGCACGTCGATTTGGACTTGGCCGGGCATGAAGATACCGACAAGAAGGGCCGACTGACTGGCATAGCGTTGCCATACGTTGTGACTGTCGAGAAGGGCACACGCAAAGTTTTGGCTATTAGGAGAAATTGGTATGAAGGCGACATCCTGCACCTCAAGCGCCAGCACTTTGTCCACTACCAGTACATCCCAGGGTTTGGGTTCTACGGATACGGGCTCATCCACCTTATTGGTGGGTACGCGAAATCGGCGACCATGCTTATCCGTCAATTGGTGGACGCAGGAACTCTATCTAACCTCCCCGGAGGACTTAAATCGCGTGGCCTTCGGATTAAAGGTGATGACACACCGATTCAGCCCGGCGAGTTCCGAGACGTAGACGTCCCAAGCGGCTCTATCAGGGACAACATCCTGCCCCTGCCGTACAAAGAGCCAAGCCAAGTTCTGTATTCGCTGTTTGACCGCATCGTCCAAGAGGGGCGTTCGTTCGCTTCCAGCGGCGACATGAAGGTCAGCGACATGAGCAGCCAAGCCCCCGTGGGCACCACACTGGCCATCCTTGAGCGCACCCTGAAGGTGATGGGCGCAGTCCAGGCGCGTATGCACTTCACGATGAAGCAAGAGTTCAAACTCTTGAAGGTCATCATTGCCGACTACACCCCGGACGAGTATGACTATGAGCCCGTGGACGGTAGCCGCAAGGCCAAGAAGGGCGACTATGAATTGGTGGACGTGATCCCTGTGAGCGACCCTAACGCCAGCACGATGGCCCAGAAGGTTGTGCAGTATCAGGCGGTCCTCCAGCTTGCCCAGTCAGCCCCGCAGTTGTACAACTTGCCCTTGTTGCACCGTCAGATGATCGAGGTGTTGGGTGTCAAGAATGCAGCCAAGCTGGTGCCGATCGAGGACGACTTGATGCCTGTAGACCCTGTGCAAGAGAACCAGAATCTGTTGATTATGAAGCCCGTCAAGGCGTTCATTGAGCAGAACCATGAGGCTCACATTCAGGCGCACATGGCTGCAATCCAGAACCCAAAGATTCAGCAGTTGATGCAGATGAACCCACAGGCGCAGGCGATCATGGCAGCGGCGATGGCTCACATCAACGAGCATATGGCGTTTGAGTATCGCAAACAAATCGAGATGGCTCTTGGCGCACCGTTGCCCAGCGAAGAGCAAAACAAGCACATCCCACCCGAGATTGCCGATCAGATTGCGGTAGCCGTAGCGCAGGCGTCCCAGCAGCTTACACAGCAAGCGCAGCAAGAAGCTCAACAACAGCAGGCTCAGCAACAGATGCAAGACCCCATCGTCCAGATGCAGATGCAGGAACTCCAGATCAAGATGGAGGAGTTGAAGCTCAAACAGCAAAAGCAACAAATCGACGCTGCGGCCAAAGCCGACCAACTGCGTATCGAAGAGTCACGTATTGCGTCTCAGAAAGAGATTGCGGCAATGCAGGTCGCGGCTACAGCAGCCGCTGCGAAAGACAAACTCGTTCGCCAGACCGAGATTGAAGGAGTTCGTATAGGCATGGATGCGGCCAAACACCGCACTCAAATGGCCTTACAGCAAGCGCAACGGACAGCGCAGAAATCGTCCAGCAAACCCAGAAAGGAAAATGATTGAGTGATTACAAATTGTTGGCTGTAGTTGCCAAAGAGATCGAGAAGATGCGACAGGAGCAAATCGCTTTTGTCGCTGCAAGTCGAGCCGATACCTTTGACGAATACAAAAAAGTCTGCGGAGTCATCCGAGGTCTGAACCTCGCAGAAAACATCATTAACGACCTTGTGCAAAAAATGGAGAAGTCTGATGACTGAGTTTGACGTAGCGGCAGTAGACCTGTCTGGAATCTTGAACACCACTGCGGAGCAAAAAGCTAAGCAGTTGCCTGACCCCAAGACTTTCCACATGTTGTGTGTTGTTCCCGAAGCGATGGAGGAGTACCACGACAGCGAGGTGGGGTTGATTAAAGACTCCAAGACAATGCACTATGAGGAAGTGCTTACTCCGGTTCTATTCGTTGTGAAGCTTGGCCCCGACTGCTACAAAGACACTACCCGGTTCCCCAGTGGACCGTCGTGCAAGGAAGGTGATTTTGTCGTCGTCCGACCCAATTCAGGCACCCGTCTGAAGATTCATGGCCGTGAGTTCCGTGTCATCAATGATGATTCGGTTGAGGCGGTTGTGGAAGACCCCCGTGGAATTACACGAGCATCATAAGGAACCATCATGGCAACATTGCCCGCATTTAAAGGTGAAGACTACAAGTTTCCTGATGAACAGGAGGCCGTTGTTGAAGACAAGTTTGAGGTAGAAATCGAGGACGATACCCCTCCAGAGGACCGTGGGCGCAAGCCCATGAAGGAGCCCGTGGAGGACCCGACCGAAGACGAACTAGCCTCTTACGACGAGAAGGTACAGGCTCGCATCAAGAAGTTCACCCGTGGCTACCACGATGAACGTCGCGCCAAAGAGGAAGCTCTGCGCGAACGAGAAGCCGCCGAAACCTTCGCCCGACAGGTGTTTGAGGAGAACAAACGTCTCCAACAGCAGCTTTCTACGGGTAGCAAGGCGTTTATTGAGCAGACGCAATCCACCGCTGAAATTCAGCTTGGTGCCGCCAAAAAGCGGTACAAAGAGGCTTATGAAGCAGGGGATGTGGACGCACTTGCCGACGCGCAAGCGGATATCGCCAAAGCTACCTTGAGGATGGACAAAGCCTCTGACATGAAGCCTATTGAGGTGGAGGAGAAGGAATTCACCCCCGCCCAGCCCGCCCAACCTAAGATGGCCCCCCGCACTCAAAAGTGGATAGATGCCAACAAAGATTGGTGGGGCCAGGACGAAGAAATGACTATGACTGCTATGGGGCTTGACAAGAAGTTACAGAAGCAGTATGGTGCGGACTACATAGGTACTGAAGAGTACTTTGAAACCATCGATAAAACGATGCGCAAGAGATTTCCTGAGCAGTTTGAAGACGCTCAGAGCGACGAGGATGACGAACCGCCTCCAAAGAAAAGAACGTCAGACCCGGCATACGAGGATGATCCTCCACGCCGTGCAACAAAACCCGCTGCGGTAGTGGCTCCGGCCTCACGTAGCACCCCGCCTAACCGTATTAAGTTAAAGGGGTCCGAAGCTGCGATCGCTCGCAGGCTTGGGGTCCCGATTGAAGAATACGCTAAACAGGTTGCCAAACTAAGAAGAGGTGAATAATGGATCAAGTTCAAATCAAAGCTGCTGAAAAAGCACAAAACCGTATGAGCCGTGAGTTGGACTCTCGTGCTGTGATGCAACGCCCAACAGCGTGGCGTCCGCCTGAGACCCTACCCGCCCCGGATGAACGTCCGGGTTGGAAGCACCGTTGGGTGCGCACAGCCACGATGGGGATTGCTGATCCAAGTAACATTTCTTCACGGTTACGCGAAGGTTACGAACCGTGTAAAGCGGACGAGTATCCCGAGCTAATGATGCACGCTACCACTGAAGGTCGCTTTAAAGGCAACATTGAAGTGGGTGGACTGTTGCTCTGTCGGATTCCTGCTGAGTTTTTGGATCAACGTATGAAACACTACGACAACCAAAACAAGGCTCAAATGGATTCCGTGGACAACAATTTTCTTCGTGATAGTGATCCTCGTATGCCTCTGTTCTCAGAGAAAAAAACGAAGGTTACTTTCGGTTCTGGTTCATAAACTTGGAGTCTTAAATGGCATATCCTACGATCGACAAGCCTTACGGCTTGAAGCCGATCAATCTGTACGGTGGTACACCCTTCGCGGGCGCTACTCGCCAGTATCGGATTGCTTCTGGCTACAACACTGCAATTTTTTACGGTGATGTTGTTGAGATGATTAATGATGGCACGATTATCAAATCTGCTATCACAACCGCTCGTGAAACCGTAACCACGTCGCAGGTCATTGGTGTTTTCTTGGGCTGTTCTTACGTTAACGCGCAAGGCCAGACCACTTTTGCCCAGTACCTCCCTGCAAACACCACGGCTCCCACGGGTACGTTCATTACCGCTTACGTGTGTAATGATCCCGATACCTTGTTCAAAGCTGTGATCGCCACTGGCGCTACCCCCAACGATGCAACCTCTGGTTTGCTGCCTTCCTCTACTACGCAATTTGCCGTCATTGGTACTAACGTAGCTTTGGTGCAGAACACTGGTTTGACGACTACTGGCGATAGCCGCGTAGCCGTTGCATCGTCTGCGGTCACTGGAACACTGCCCATGAACGTTGTTGACGTTGTTATTGACACGTCTTATGTCAACGGCTCTGGCGACGTTGTGTTCCCCGAGGTCATCGTTCGTTGGAACTTTGAGATTCATACCACCACTATCGCTTCTGGCGTTTAATCAAGGAGCTAAATCATGGCTATTTCACGCGCACAACTGCTGAAAGAGTTGCTCCCCGGCCTGAACGCCTTGTTCGGTATGGAGTACGCTCGCTACGGCGAAGAACACAAAGAAATCTACGAAACTGAGACTTCTGAGCGTTCATTTGAAGAAGAGACCAAACTGTCTGGATTCTCCGCCGCTCCGGTGAAGAACGAGGGCTCTGCCATTGCTTATGACAATGCGCAGGAAGCTTGGTCAACCCGCTATACGCACGAAACCATTGCCTTGGGTTTCTCGATCACTGAAGAAGCGGTCGAAGATAACTTGTACGACAGCTTGTCTGCTCGTTACACCAAGTCGCTGGCTCGCGCTATGGCTTACACCAAGCAAGTCAAGGCTGCTGCGGTTTTGAACAACGGCTTCTCCAACAGCTACCCCGGTGGTGATGGCGTTTCCCTGTTCAATGCCAGCCACCCCTTGATCTCTGGTGGTGTCAACAGCAACACTCCTACCACCCAAATCGATTTGAACGAGACTTCCTTGGAAGCCGCCGTTATTCAGATCGCAGCTTGGACGGACGAGCGTGGTTTGTTGATCGCAGCCAAGCCCAAGAAAATGGTTGTTCCTCCTTCACTGATGTTCGTTGCCAAGCGTTTGCTGGACACCGAACTGCGTGTTGGTACTGCTGATAACGATATCAACGCTATCAAGCAGATGGGCGCAATCCCCGAAGGCTACTGTGTCAACCACTTCTTGACTGACACCAGCGCATGGTTCCTGACCACTGACGTGCCCAATGGTATGAAGCACTTTGTCCGTACTCCGCTGCAAAACAGCATGGACGGCGACTTCGACACTGGTAACGTTCGTTACAAGGCCCGTGAGCGTTACAGCTTCGGCTGGTCTGATCCCCTTGGTATGTGGGGTTCTTCAGGTTCGACCTGATGAGACTGAAAAAGGGGCCTTGTGCCCCTTTTTCTTTTGGTGTATATTGCATTCATTCCGGGGTCCCCGGTGTATCTGACAGTCCCGGCTGACGACATGCAGACAGATACGCCTCACTTGCATGTAAGGAAAAATCATGGCACGCACTTCTTTTTCGGGTCCAGTCAGGGCTGGCTATCAGGGCGGCACCGCAGCCGCACAACAGCCACTCACCCCCACAACTATTAACACGGGTACTGTAATCCCAGTTAATGAGGGGACAGCAATTTCTGGCTTCTATTCCCGTGTAATGCCCACCACAGGTTTTGGCTCGAGCAGCTACGTAACCCCCGGTGAGGCTTTTTCTGTATTTGGACGTGTCCAGTGCGGCGCTCCTTTTTCTGTAGCTCCTTCTACTACTTTTAACCACATGGCTGGTACAGTAGGTGAATTTGCAGTCATTGGTACATACGCTAACAACGGCCTAATGGCGGGTGTGCTGGGTATCATCAACACCAACACTTTGTCTGGCGACGCTGCTGTTATGGCATTTATGGACGGCGACGCTGGTTTAACTACCGCTCGTTGCGCTTTTGGTGTTGCGATGGCTCAAACTACCGGGGGTTCAGGTTTTGAATACGGTCTTGACCTAAAAATGCAAGACCCTGTTGCTGATGGTGGTGGCCCCTCCAGCATTACTCCCTACCAAAAAGCCAATATCCGCATGGAAGATGATGTTGTGGTTATGGTTGACGCAGGTGCTCCGGTTAACGGCACTACAGGTGATAACTTTGCTGGCACGGGTTCTCTGTATGTTAATTCGACTGCTGGCGTGCTCTACATCAACACCGGCGCAATCAACAACCCAACTTGGGTGGTTGTTGGAACCCAGACCTAATGTTGACTCATAAAGACCCAGAAGTTCAGGCAATGCTTGGGCTTTTGGAGAGCCAAAGAGATCACGCTATGGGGCTTGTAGCAGCAATGGCAAAGGAAAATGCGGAGTTAAAAGCCCGCATATTAGAAGCGCCAAAACCGGAGCAGCAAAATGACTAAAGGAGTCGTAAATGCAAACTGACATCCTAGCGAGTCGCCCGCGAACTGACGACGGGCAGCTTCTGGACCAAGCGGGCAACAACATTGGGCGTGCCCGTATCAAGGCGTTCCTGATTGTGCCCACCGCCGCCGCTGGCTCTGTGGTGTTCAAAGACGGCGGGGCCTCTGGTTCCACCAAAATGACCATCAATATGCTGGCCAACTCTACCAACTCAGACTACATCATCCTTCCGGGTGAGGGCGTGCTGTTTCAAACAAACATCTACGTGGACGTGACCAGCATCGCTTCCGTAATGGTGTGGTATGGCTAAATCTCCTGCATGGACTCGCAAGGAAGGCAAGAATCCCAAGGGTGGTTTGAACGCCAAGGGACGGGCTTCCTACAACAAAGCCAATCCGGGCAAGCCGGGGTTAAAAGCCCCGCAGCCCGAGGGCGGCAGCAGGCGCGACTCTTTCTGTGCAAGGATGACTGGGATGAAGAAAAAGCTCACATCCGAGAAGACAGCCAAAGACCCAAACAGCCGGATTAACAAGAGCCTCCGGGCTTGGAAATGTTGAGGTAGACCATGCCAAAAGGCTTCCCAAAACGGGGTGACGACCAACTGCTTGAAGGTGGCGGCGCGGGTGCTGGCGCAGGTATTCGCAATACCAAGTGGAGCAGTATGCCTTCACTTAAAAGCAACGCCAGCACTATTGGCGACCTCAAAAAGATTGTCTCTGACACCTCTAAGCTCAAGGGCGCAGCAAAAGCTGCCAAGGAGGAGGCGATCGATCGTGCCATTACTCGGACTGGCGTTCGTGCGGCTGGGGCCGGGGCGGCTGGAGCCGGGTTGAAGTCGGTCAGTTCTGCCGGGGCTTCCGAGGGCAAGAAAGAAGACTCCGACTCTGGTGACACAGCGGACAAAAATTACGACGTGCCGGGGGGTTTCTCCGGCAAAGGCATGAAGAAAGGCGGCATGACCGCTTCTCGTCGTGCCGATGGCATCGCTCAGCGCGGCAAGACCAAGGGTAGGTACCTCTGATGGAGATGACCCTTTGGAACATAGTTCTGACGGCCTTTCTGGGGCTGTTGGGCTGGTCTTTGCGGGAGAAATCTGAGGAGATCAAACGCCTTCAGATTTTAATTAACAAGACCCGAGAAGAAATGCCCAAAGAGTACGTGACCAAAGCTGATGTGCATAATGATATCAATCGAATCATGGACAGGTTGGACAGGCTAGAGACCAAAATCGACATGTTCATGAAGGAGCAGCGAAGTGCCCTCAGTTAGCAAGAAACAACATAACTTTATGGCGGCGGTGGCCAACAACCCAGCGTTTGCCAAAAAGGCTGGAGTCCCTCAAAAGGTGGGGCAAGATTTTGCCGCCGCTGACAAAGGCAAGAAGTTTGGCACGGGTAGCCGTGCTGATTTGCAAGGTGTAAACAAGCCCAAAACCGATCAGGGCAAAAACAAACTTTTTAACAAAGGTGGCGTAATGGCTGAGTCTAAAGCAATGGTTAAAAAAGAAGTGTCCTTCATGAAAAAGAAGGGCGCACCCGCATCAATGGTTAAACACGAGGAGTCTGAAATGAAGGGTATGAAGAAAATGGCATCTGGCGGCATCACTACCGCCAAAATGGGCGCTGTTCGGACCGCTGCCCCCAGCCGGGACGGACTTGCTGCCAAGGGTAAAACCAAGGGCACCCAAGTCAAAATGGCTGGTAGCAAACCTCTGGGTATGAAAAAGGGCGGCAAAGCCTAAAAGGAGCTTGACATGGCACGAGGACGAGATTTAGCTGGGCTTGCAGCCCTCGCTGGGTTGGCATACATGGCCAACAGGAAAAACAAGAAAAGCCAAGAGACCACCGGGGTTGACCCCGATGCGGCTTCAAGAGTAGATTCTCCTACTTCTGATATTAGCGCACTGAACGCCCGTGAGTTTGGGGACCCTGTAGACCAAACCGAAAGAATGGCCGACGTGGGGCCTCGCGGCTCCCGTGCCAAAGTCAGCCCCGATACAGGAGAACTGTATTACCCGGAAGGCGCTCCCGCGCCCGCTCGTGCCGCTGCTAAAGCTCCTGCTGCGGCCCCAGTTCGTACCCCCGGAAATCGTGACTTAGAAAAGGGTGTGTCCAGAGGTTCTGGTGCTGGCAGAGCAAGTAGGTATGACTACAGCAACGAAGGTCGGACATACGAACCCAAAGCCAAAGTCATACCCAGAGCTTTGAGTATGTCCGACGAACTCAACCCTACCGAATCAGTGCGGAATCCCCGCACAGGGCGTCCATACAAAAAAGGTGGCGCGGTTAAGAAAATGGCCAATGGTGGCGTGACTTCGGCTTCTAAACGCGCTGACGGTATTGCCTCTCGTGGCAAGACCAAGTGCAAAATGTATTGAGGTAAATCATGGGACTTCCACTTGGTTATCCAGCCCTTGCTGCTACTATGGCCGGTATTTCTGGTTACGCCATAAAACGGGGGGTTGAAAACGAGGAAAAAAGAAAAGAGAAACGTGAAGCCGCTGCTGAAATGAAGCGAGAGTCTCGGGGGGTAGAGAAGTCTGGTACTGACAGAGCGCGGGAAGCCGCCAAAGTTATTTCAGACGACGAGAAGTACACCAAGGAAACCCCGGATCAAAAGTACGCTAAGGGTGGTACTGCTTCGTCTCGTGCCGATGGTATTGCTGTGCGGGGTAAAACCCGTGGAACATTTGTATGATGGCCAGCCGTGGGATGGGGGCAATCAACCCCAAGAAGATGCCGACCAAAAAGGTCATCCATCGCACGGATAATCCCAACGATGTGGACATGTACAAAGAGGGCGGTGGCGTGAATGCTGCTGGCAACTACACCAAACCGGGTATGCGTAAGTCGCTGTTCAACTCCATCAAGAGTTTAGCAACGCAGGGTACAGCGGCAGGTCAGTGGTCAGCACGGAAAGCACAGTTGCTTGCCAAGAGGTACAAGGCAAAAGGCGGGGGCTACAGAGATTGAAAGCGCCGCAGGCTTCCCTTAAAAATTGGACTGACCAGAAATGGAGAACCAAAAGTGGTAAACGCTCTTCTGACACGGGTGAAAGATATCTTCCAAGTGCTGCGATTAAAAGTCTCAGCCCTGCTGAGTACGCTGCGACAACGCGGGCAAAGCGAGCAGGTAAAAAAGCCGGAAAACAATTCGTAGCGCAACCAAAAAACATTGCAAAGAAAACAGCAGGGTTTAGATAATGGCAGTCACATCTGGCGCAACATCATTTAATCTTGACCTGACAGAGTTGGTCGAGGAAGCCTACGAGCGTGCTGGCTCAGAGTTGCGCACGGGTTACGACCTGCGTACAGCGCGGCGTAGCCTCAACATCATGTTTGCAGATTGGGCCAGTCGCGGCATCAATATGTGGACGTTTGAGCCGGGCATCATTGACTTGGTTCAAGGGCAAAACACCTATGCGCTGCCAGACGACACCATTGATCTGCTCGAGCATGTGATTCGCACGGGTGGGAACGTGGCGGCAACGCAGGCCGACTTGACCATCACCCGTATCAGCGTCTCGACCTACGCTACGATCCCCAACAAGATTCAGCAGGCTCGCCCAATTCAGGTGTGGGTGCAGCGGTTCAACGGTCAGAATTCGCCCGTGAGCGCGACTCTGAGCACCACAATTACTTCGTCGTCTACTGAGATTGTGTTGAGCAATGTTACGGGTTTACCCGCATCTGGGTTCATCAAGATCGACAACGAGATCATCAACTACGGATACATAACAGGGAATACCCTGTATAACTGCTTCCGTGGCCAGCAAAACACCACTGCGGCGGCTCACACTGCTACTGCTACTGTGTACTGGGCGCAAGTCCCAGCGGTAACGGTTTGGCCGACTCCTGACAATGCCCAGACGTATCAGTTTGTGTACTGGAGACTGCGCCGTACTCAAGATGCGGGTGGCGGTGTCAACGTCATGGACGTGCCGTTCAGGTTCATCCCCTGTATGGCAGCGGGCCTGTCGTACTACATTGCTGGCAAGATTCCTTCTGGTTTCGAGCGGATACCTATGTTGAAGGCCCAGTACGACGAAGCTTGGCAAACGGCGGCTGGTGAAGACCAAGAGAAAGCGTCTGTTCGTTTTGTGCCTCGTCAGCAGTTCATTGGTGGGACTTAATGGGAAATAGGTTCGCCTCTGGTAAAAATGCGATCTCCCAGTGCGATCGCTGTGACCAGCGTTTTAAGCTTTCAATCTTGAAGCGTGAAGTCGTCAAGGGTCGTAACTACGACCTCTTGGTTTGCCCGGAGTGTTGGGACCCAGATCAGCCACAATTGCACTTGGGCGAGTTTCCAGTAGACGACCCGCAAGGCTTGCGTAATCCCCGTCCTGACCGGAGCTATGTGCTGTCGGGGACAAGCGGGTTGCAGACCAGCGCGACTGGCGGGACTGGGCCTACGGGCACGGGGACTGTGGAAGCGGGTAGCCGAATCTTTCAGTGGGGGTGGAGCCCTGTGGGGGGATCATCATTTTTTGACGCGGCCCTCACACCAAATAACTTGGTTTTGAGCGTGCAATTGGGTACAGTATCGGTATCAACGACATAAGGAGTCGAAATGGACACGAAGACAGTGAAGAAAATTGCCGACAAGGAAGTCATGGCGCACGAAAAACGCCTGCATCTCGGTGTAAAAAAGATGCGTGCTGGCGGCAAAACCAACAGCGACATGCTCAAGTATGGGCGCGGTATGGCCAAAGTAATGAACCAGCGTAGCTCTGGTCGTGGAGGCTGATATGAACCCCAATGACGAATACAAATTCTTCCCTGCGGACACCAAAGACCCGCTGAACAAGTACAAGCAACCCAAGCCCAACACGAGCCCGTTGCCCCCCGGTGCTGGATACCCTGATAACGCTAAAACCAGCGGTATCAAAATCCGTGGCACAGGCGCGGCTACTAAAGGCGTGATGGCCCGAGGCCCAATGGCATGAACTACACCGAGTTGTTTAATACGATTCAGACGTACACGGAAAACCAATTTCCAGATACGTACCTTGCGAGCGGAAGTCCTGTGTCCGCAACGACACAGATCAATACTTTCATTACGCAGGCTGAGCAACGTATATACAACTCCGTGCAGTTTCCCTCGTTGCGTAAAAACGTGACGGGGGTAACGTCTACAGGTAACAAATACTTGTCGTGTCCGGGCGACTTTTTGTCCGTGTTTTCACTGGCAGTTGATACAGTGGACGGGCAGGAATTCCTCCTAAACAAAGACGTGAACTTCATCCGTCAGGCGTACCCAAAAGCCACGGATACGGCACTCCCCAAGTACTACGCATTGTTTGGACCAACCACATCCAACGATCCTTCTCCTGTAATCACCAACGAGTTGTCATTCATCCTTGGCCCAACGCCGGATGCGATATACAACGTCGAGTTGCATTACTACTATTACCCTGTCTCCATTACCACTGCGGCTTCTGGCCAAACGTGGTTGGGCGACAACTTTGACTCTGTATTGTTGTACGGGTCTTTGGTTGAGGCGTATACCTTCATGAAAGGTGAACCCGACATGATTACGTTGTACAACCAGAAGTACATGGAAGCACTTGCGATGGCCAAACGTCTGGGCGACGGGCTGGAGCGTAGCGATGCGTATCGCAGCGGGCAGTTCCGTATGCCTGCGTTGCCACAGAATACTGGGGTTGTGTAATGGCGTTTACGGGCAACTTCAGTTGCAACACTCTTCGGTCGGGCTTGATAAATGGGTCGTTCAATTTCTCGTCGAACACTTTTTATCTGGCGTTGTACACCAACGCAGCCACGCTCGATGAGACCACCACTGCGTACACCACGACTGGAGAAGCCTCGGGTGGCAATTACGTTGCTGGTGGGCAAGTTGTTACCGCTACTGTGAGCACAGAAACCACTGCTGCTGGAAGCGTCACATATGTGAATTTTTCTTCGCCTTCTTGGACAGGAGTAATCACAGCCCGAGGAGCTTTGATCTACAAGGCCGGAGCAAATGGCGCTGTGTGCGTTTTGGATTTTGGTAACGACAAAACTTCGGTCAACACTTTTCCCGTGACGATGCCTGCAAACACCAGCACATCTGCACTCATTCGACTTGTTTAAGGAGCACCCTATGTTTAACGAAAAAGCTCGCTCTACCGACACCGTGTCTGCGGGTCTGGTTGCTGGCACATCCCTAAAAAACGGTGCCCGTGGCGGCGGCGTGTTTCATGTTCAGTGCCTTGATAAAGACGGCAATCTGAAGTGGGAAACCTCTGAGCCTAACCTTGTTGTGAATCAAGGTCTGCAAGATATGAACACCCAGTATTTCAAGGGGAGCACCTATACAGCGGCGTTTTTCCTTGGTTTGGTGACTGGCCCCGGTTCTAGTACAACCTTTGCCGCCGCTGATACCCTAGCTTCCAAAGCATGGACTGAGTTCACCGACTACGCTGGTTCACGCAAGCCTGTGACTTTTGGCACGGCTACCACTGCCGACCCCTCAGTTATCACCAATTCCGCTGCTCCTTCGGCGTTTACCATTTCCGGTGCTGGTGGCGTAGTAGCTGGCGCGTTCTTGTGTACCGTTTCCAGTGGCACTTCAGGCGTTTTGTTTTCGGAATCTGACTTCACTGCTCCCGGTGACCGTACTGTGGTGGCCGGTGACACCTTGAACGTGACCTACACATTCAGCCTTGACGCTGCGTAACGTGTGTTTGCTGATGCCCCATTTGCTGCCGCCCCATTTGCTGCGCAAGGCGCAGCGGGGCAAGTGTTTAATTCCTCAATAGATGAATCGGCAGCGGCAGCGGATGCGGTATTAGCCTTTGCAGCTTTTGCTTCGTCTATTGCAGAGGCTTCTACAGGAGCGGACAGCGTAGCTGTAGCTGCGTCCAACTTCAACGCAGTCATTGCGGAGACTGCTGTTCTTGGGGACGCCCCCAGTGCCTTGGTTGGTTTTGTTTCGTCTGTAACGGAAACAGTCACAGGGTCAGACTCGGTAAGTAGTTCGCTGGATTTGAACAGTTCGGTGAGTGAGGCAGCTTCTGGGGCGGATTCAGTGTTTGCCAACGCCAATATAGCAGTCGCAGTATCTGAAACCGCCACTGCTTCCGACTCTGCTGAAGCCTTTGCGATATTTTTGGCGGCGGTGCTTGAGACTGTTGCAGCGTCGGATTCCGCCAGCGCAACAACTTCCTATCCAGCCAGCGTCAGCGAGAGTGCTACAGCCGCAGAAACAGCCAGCGCACAAGCGGTCTTTCCTTCCCAGATTTCCGAATCAGCTACGGCAGCGGACAGCGTTTTGGTGGCCCCGTCCACGTTTAATGCCGTTGTCAGTGACACGGCCACTGCCTTGGATTCGCTCTTGGCTTCAGCCGTCTTTCTTGCTACCATTAGCGAAGGTGCAGTGGCGGTTGACCAAATAGCTGCGCGGTTGCTTTGGGAAATCATCAACGATGCACAGACTGCAAATTGGGAAAATATCAACGCTGCGCAAACTCCAAGCTGGTCTGAAATCAATAACTCACAAACTACCCCTTGGCAGGTTGTGAAAACCCAATCGTAAGAGGCACAAATGGCACTCGTAGTAAAAGACAGGGTACAAGAAACAACGGGAACCACCGGGACGGGGACCATCACGCTTGCCGGGGCCGTCCTTGGGTTTCAGACGTTTTCCACCATTGGCAACGGCAATACCACGTACTACACCATCGTAGACCTGACCGCAGGCGACTGGGAAGTTGGTATTGGTACGTACACCTCGTCGGGTACAACCCTGTCTCGCACCACTGTACTTTCCTCCAGCAATGCAGGTGCGTTGGTTCCTTTCGGTGTTGGCACAAAGAACGTCTTTGTAACTTACCCATCTTCGCGGTCTGTGTACAAAGACTCGGCGGATGTTTATACGGTGCAACAAGCATTTGATGCGCTTACTGCCAACTCCATAGCCCTGACGTCCGGCACAATTAGCACCACCCCAACTAGCAATACAGACATTGTTAACAAACAGTACGCTGATGCGATTGCTTCGGGCATTCACTTCCATGAAGCAGTAGCTTTGGCGACTACCACTACGTTGCCAGCAAACACTTACAACAACGGCACATCTGGGGTGGGGGCAACGCTTACAGGAAACGCTAACGGCGCTCTGTCAGTTGATTCAACACTCACTATTGTTGCAGAGCGCATACTTGTAAAAAATGAAGCGGCGGGCGCAAACAACGGTGTTTACGTTGTCACACAGGTCGGCACTGCTGGAACACCATACATCCTGACTCGCGCAACTGACTTTGACACTGTTGGAACAGGCGTTGACCAGATTGACGAAGGTGACTTTTTCTTGGTGACTGGCGGTACGGCCAATATAAACACGGCTTGGGTGCAACAGACTGCACCTCCTATAACGATTGGCACAACAGCGATTGTCTTCCAACAGTTTTCTGCCCCCATCACCTACACCGCTGGGACAGGGTTGAGTGAGTCCCCCTCCTACACATTCAACATCGCTAACACTGGAGTGGGCGCAGCGACCTATGGTTCTGCGAGTTCTGTCCCAGTCGTGGCAGTCAATGCCCAAGGGCAGATCACTTCGGCTACCGACACAGCCATTGCCATTGCCGCAGGAGCGGTGTCTGGTCTTGCAGCTTCCGCCACCACGGACACAACCGATGCGAACAACATCACCTCTGGTTCGTTGGGTACTTCACGGTTGTCGGGCAGCTATACAGGCGTTACTGGGGTCGGTACTCTTACTGCTGGTACTTGGAACGCTACTGCTATTGGTCCCGTTTATGGTGGCACGGGGTTTACTTCTTACGCTGTGGGAGATTTGTTGTATGCGGATACAACATCTTCTTTGGCCAAACTTGCAGACGTAGCAGTTGGCAATGCCTTGATCTCTGGTGGCGTGGGCGCAGACCCAAGCTGGGGCAAGATTGGGTTGGCCACCCATGTTGATGGCACTCTCCCGATTGCCAACGGCGGCACAGGCACAACTTCAACCACGTTTGTAGACCTCGCCACCAATGTAACTGGTACTCTTCCTGTAGGCAATGGGGGTACAGGCGCGGCGACATTCACAGCCAACAACGTACTGTTAGGCAATGGCACTTCGGCATTTCAAGTTGTAGCCCCCGGTACAACGGGCAATCTGCTCACTTCAGACGGTTCAACTTGGACTTCTTCCCCTGCCCCCAGTGGCATGGTGTATCCCGGCGTGGGGATTCCAAACTCCACGGGTACATCGTGGGGTACGTCCTATTCCACCACTGGCAGTGGCACTGTGGTTGCGTTGGCCACTTCGCCCAGTTTTACAACGCCCATTCTGGGTACACCCCAGTCTGGTAACTTTAGTACGGGCACGTTCACTTGGCCAACATTCAACCAGAACACAACTGGCAACGCGGCTACTGCAACAACAGCAACCACGGCAACGACCGCTACAACAGCAACAACTGCTACCAACGCAACCACGGCTGCAAACGTATCGACGGCTTCTCCAATTTACCGCACCGCCGCAGGCGCGGGGTATTTGAACGGCAATTACTCCACAGTAGAAACTGCTACTAGTACTGGAGCCATCTACGCAATTGGCGGCATTTACGTCCCTACCGGGTTAGCGTTAAGCACTATGTATGGCATTGGATATGCTTACACAGGTGCTGGTAGCGCGCTTAATGGAAGTGCTTCAGGTGCGCCCACTAACTTATGGGGCATGTACACGGCAGATAACGGTGTATCCAGAATTTTCCTTGACTCAACCAATGGCAACATATATCTTGCTGGCCGTGTTATTGATCGTATTGTAGATACCGCTACTGCCACTTCGATTACGATCAACGTAAATACGACAGATATTGCCACAATGAACAACACGCAAGGTGCGGGTACGTTCACAATCAATGCTCCATCTGGGACTGCTAACAACGGGCAAAGATTCATGTTCCGTTTGTTCTCTTCAGCCGTGCAGACGTTTTCGTTTAACGCAATCTTTCAAGGCTCTACGGATTTGCCACTGCCAACCACTTCTTCTGGTGCCAGCAAGTACGACTATATGGGCTTCCAGTACAACTCGGCAAATTCAAGATGGCAGTTGATTGCTAAAAACTTTGGCTTCTAAGGAAAGTAACAATGGCAGATCGTTATTGGCGCGGCGGTAGTGGTACTTGGGACAGTAGTAATACGGCGAATTGGTCAACAACCAGCGCCGGTTCTGGGGGCGCGTCTGTGCCGGGGTCT